CACGTTCGGACCGTTTTCTTTCTTCTATAGGTCCATATGTGTCTGCTGTTGAAAAACTCATGTGCCATCATCCGAGACTGGTTAAAGGTCGTGACATTGTTGAACGTGATGCTCATATGTCTGCTTTAACGTCTTGTTCTCATTTTATTGAGACTGACTATTCACGTTTTGATATGTCTTATTCTTATGAAATGATTCACTCGTTTGAAATGATGGCTTTATTGTTTTTCTTTGATGATTTTGATGAAGGGTACGCTGATTCATTGCGTATGCTGTTTGAGACGTCAGGGAAAAGTGATATTGGGTTAGACTACAGTGTATTTGGCACGCGTTGTTCTGGTGATGCACATACGTCTATTGGCAATGGATTGGTTAATGATTTTATGACTTGGTTGTGTGTCCCTCATGATTCTGAACATTTTCATGAAGGTGATGATGGGGTTATAGGACTTCGAGGGGAAGTCGAATATCAGCAGGTTATGTATAATTTAAATGTGATAAGTTGTCTGGGGTTTCAGTTAAAAATGGACACCTATCACAGTATACATGAGACCACTTTTTGTGGGCGGTTCTTTTATGAAGATCGGGGACAGTTGTATTCTTATTGCGACATTGAACGCGCGTTATCTAAATTTCATACTGTTTGTTCAGATGGTGATTCACGTGCACTGTTGTTAGCTAAGGCAATGAGTATTAATTATACTGATGGTGGCACACCTATTATTGGTTGTGTCAGTGATGTTATTATTAGGTTGCTCTTGCCTGTTGTTATGCCCCGTTCTTTGAAACGTGCTAAGTATCGTTTGCAGCACGAAGGTCGTTATAAAGTATTGCGGTATAGCAGTGATCATTTTTCTGACCCCACTCCTGCTATTAGGGCTGCTTGTTGGAATCGTACTGGTTTCACTCCCAGTGTGCAAATTGCGTTTGAGAATTATTATCGCAGTTTTTTGAAATTGGGTTATATACCCAATGTTATACAACGTTTGCCTGGTGAGTGGA